AATAATAATATATATCTATATAAAGGCTATACAAACAAAACTACTAATTAATTATTAATAAGCTATATATACTAAATAAGATAAAACGCCATTTATATTATTTTCTCCTTATATATATACTACTATTAATAATAAGATCGTCATCCTCTAAAAGTAGTACCGTTACTAGAAGTCGCTCCTAGCTTCTAGTAATGCTAGTGCTTTTACGGAATGAAGCACTAATCTTACTTCTTTCTGAATACCGAAAAGAAACGACTCTAACGAGTCGTTCTTTTTTTGTCCAATAATAAGAACATATATTCGTATTAATTAAATAAATAAAGGAGGTGTGTTCCTATTGCTATCGAGGTATTAAACAACGGAAAGCTTGTAGTCGACGGTTATACATTAACTAGAAAGCAAGCATTATTTTGTGAGGAATTAGTTAATAACGGCTATAACGGATCGGCAGCTATCAGAGCAGCAGGATATAGCACAGCCTCCGAAGCAACAATAAGAAAACAGTCGCAAGAAAACCTAACAAAACCGTCCATACAAGCCTACATCAAGGTTCTCGAGGAACGGTTAAAGAAACGGCAGACACAAAGAGTAGCATCGATCGAGGATAGACGAATAGCATTAACCGAGATCTTCTTAAATGAAGAACATAAGCTAACAGATCGGTTAAAGGCGCTCGATATCCTTAATAAGATGGATGCAGCCTACGAGCAACGTATTAACGTAACGAATAATAATCCGTTTGAAAACATTAAAACCGAAGATTTAGAATCCTTAATCGATAATAAAAAGTCGTAACCTTCCCTATGTAGGACTGAACTTTAATGAACGTATACGAACACATAAAGGAGGTGGTTACGATAGACGAAGATTTAATTATTCTCGGTGCTAAACAAGAGCTAGCAAGACGTTCTTTTTTCCGTTATTGCCAATTAAAAGCGCCGGACTTCTATAAGCTCGAGCGGAAATATATTAAAGAATTATGCGACAGACTAGAAGCATTTATTAAATCCGATAAGAAAGTCTTAATTATATCGATGCCACCACGTACAGGAAAATCCCGTACAGCTTCCCTTTTTGTCGAGTGGTATCTAGGCAGGGATCCGACTCAAAAAATAATGACTGGCTCCTATAATGAGACTTTATCCACCAAATTCGCTAAATCTGTTCGTAATTCTATTCAAGAAGTAAAAGCTTCTCCATATATAACAGTATATAACGATATATTCCCTAATACCAAAATTAAACAAGGCGATGCAGCTATGAATATGTGGTCCTTAGAAGGACAGTATGCATCGTATCTCGCTACGTCTCCTTCGGGTACGGCCACCGGGTTCGGTTGTTCACTTATGATTATTGACGACGTTATTAAAAATGCTGAAGAAGCTAATAATGAATCTAAAAAAGAAGCCTTATATTCATGGTTCACCGATACTATGCTTTCTCGTGTCGAAGAAGGCGGAAAAATTATTATCATTATGACTCGATGGGCCTCTAATGACTTAGCCGGTAAATGTATTGAATACTACGGAGACGAAGCTGAAGTTATTACGATGAAGGCTCAACTACCTAATGGCGAAATGTTATGCGACGAAGTACTTTCCCTCGAGTCTTTTCTTGAGAAACAAAAACAAATTTCGCCCGAGATATTCCAAGCTAACTATCAGCAAGAGCCTATCGATTTAAAAGGCCGTCTATATACGTCGCTCAAGACATACGATACCTTACCCGAATTCGACGAAATTAAATCCTATACCGATACAGCTGATACAGGGGAAGACTTCTTATGTTCTTTAATATATGGAATTAAAGATAAAGAAGCTTATATCCTTGATGCTATCTATACAAAAGAGCCTATGGAAATAACCGAGCCGTTAGTAGCTAGACACTTATACGAGTATAAAGTGAATAAAGCCGATATTGAGTCTAATAACGGTGGTCGAGGCTTCTCCAGACAAATCGATACGATCTTAAAAACAAAATATAACACTAATCATACAATCATACACGCATTTCATCAGTCTAAGAATAAAAAAGCAAGAATATTATCGAATGCGACATGGATTATGGAACACGTATATTTTCCCTTAAACTGGCATACGAAATATCCGGAATTCTATAAAGCATTAACTACTTATCAAAGAGAAGGTAAAAATGCTCATGATGATGCGCCCGATGCTTTAACCGGCGTCGCCGAATCGATTAATATTCAACGCCCTGTATTCTCATTCATGTAAACGAAAGGTATTCCATGAACCTAACTGAACAATGGAATAGTATTGTGCGTAACAATGCGGGATTAACGGAAATAGAGTTCGTAAGGGCCGAATTTGAGGCCTTCCTTTATTCACAAAAACGTTCGACTATCATCCAATCTCGTAAATACTACGAAGGCAAACATAATACTCCTAAGCATCTAATTCCCGATGAAAATGGTAATGCTACAGATGCTAAAGGTGCTATTCCTAATCATAAAATTATTAATAATCTATTCGATGATTTAGTCGATCAAAAGACTAATTACTTATTATCTAAACCGCTCGACGTTAAATGTAACGAAGACGCATCCGAATACTTTAATAAAAGCTTCCAACGTAAATTAAAAAATCTAGGTAAAGATGCGTATATCGGTACTATTGCTTACCTACATCCTTATATCGATGAACACGGTAATTTTAAGTTAAAACGCATGAGACCGGAATACGTAATTCCATTCTGGCACGATGAAGAACACGAGTCTCTCGATGCATTTATTTACTTCTATGAATTTACCGAATATACAAATACCAATACTAAGGAACGTTATTACAAGGTCGAATATTATAAGCCAGAAGGCGTTACGTACTATGTATACCGTAATAATTCCTTATATCTCGATCCGCAAAAGCAGCCGATGCCGTATATCTCGATGAATAACAGATATTATAACTGGCAGAACGTACCCTTAATCTGGTTTAGATGCTCATCTGAAGAAGTACCGCTTCTATCTAAAGTAAAACCATTACAAGATGCATTAAATCAAATGCTATCTAACTTCGCTAACGTTATGAGCCAAGACGTACATAATACGATCCTCGTTATTAAAGGATACGACGGCGAAAACTTAGCTAAGTTCCGTAGCGAATTAGCTAAATACGGAGCCTTAAAGATTACGTCTTCTCCAGAATTCGAAGCCGGAGTCGAAGCTCTTAATATCGAAGTAAATGCCGAGAATTACGAGATCATTATTAAGCTATTAGAACGAGCAATTATTACGAATGGTCGAGGCTTCGATGCTAAAGATGATCGTATGTCTAACAATCCTAACCAGATGAACATTAACTCTATGTACTCGGATATCGATCTCGATGCGAACGAAATGGAGACAGAATTTCAGGCCTCGCTCGAACATTTACTCACCTTCATCAATGCTTATAATTCTCTAACTAATAGACCACCATTAAAAGATGTAACCTTTATCTTTAACAGAGATTTACCTTTAAATCAATCTGAAATTATTGAAGCTTGCAAGAACTCTAGCGGTATTATTTCAGACGAAACTATTATCGCTAATCATCCGTGGACGCTCGACGCTCAAGAAGAGTTAAACAGAGTTAAGAAAGAACGTAACGAGGTACTAAACGATGACGTACTGGGAAGAGCGCTTTCTTAATTTAAAAGAGCGTGGATTAAACACAGCTAATGAAACATACGAAGAATTAACTTCGATTTATGCGTATTCCTTAGAGAAATACGAGAACCAGATAGCCGGTTTCATTCAACGATACGCAAATAACAATCAAATAAACCTTGCCGATGCTCGTAAGCAGTTATCGGCAAGAGAATTAAAAGCGTTTAAATTGACGTTACAACAATACGTTAAATTAGCGCAACAGAAAGCTCTATCCCCTAAGCAAATACGACTTCTTGAAAATGCCTCCGTAAGAGCCAGATTAACACGCCTAGAAGAACTATGGATACATACCTCACAGTTCGTCGAATTATTAGCAGCACAACAGCATACAAACATTAACGATGCACTCAATAAAGTATATACATCGACGTATTACGAGGCCGCATATATCACGCAGCAATTACAAGGGCAATATCAAACATTTAGGCAAGTACCTAAGAAGGCTATTCAAGAAGCTATTAATACGCCGTGGTTAGAATCTAATTTCTCCGAGCGTATATGGGATAGAAGAGATAGGCTTGTCCTCAAGTTACAACAAGAAATAACACGAGCATTTATCTCGTCAGAACCGACAGAACGTATTACAGAGCGTATAGCCGAGTCATTCGATATGGATTTACATCAAGCTAGACGTTTAGTCGAAACCGAAGTCGCTTACGTACAAGAATTAGCGTTAAATCAAACATTTAAAGAGTTAAACGTGGATAAGTACCAAATATTAGCGACGCTAGATACTCATACATCGTCCGTATGTCGCCATCTCGATAAGAAGATTATAGATCGTAAGGATTTTAAACCGGGTGTTACATCACCTCCGTTTCATCCGCATTGTCGCTCGACTATGATCCCGTATGTCGGAGAATTAATGGGCCGATCGGCTCGTATCGATGGTAAATCACAATATATAGACGATATGACATATGAAGAATGGCATAAGGAATACGTTAAGTAGGCTCCTTATCCACCTCTTGTCTTTTTCTTGTATTACAGACGATAAAGAATAATACATTAAATCCTTTAAATAAATGTGAGATGTTACTCACGAAAATAAAACGAATTCATTAACAGGAGAATACTAACAATGACTAAAGAAGAATTACTTGCATTAAATTTAACAGAAGAACAAGCTACAGCAATTATCGAAGATTACGGTAAAAACTACGTATCTAAGTCTCAGTTCAACGAGAAAAACGAAAAGTATAAGCAGCTCAAGCAAGAAGTCGAAACTACACGCAGCGAAATTAACAAATTAACAGAATCTGAAAGCGCTAACGAAACGTTGAAAGCGCAGATTAAAGAATTACAAGATAAAGCGGCTGAACGTGATAGTCAATATGCACAAAAGATTAAAGAAATGCAAGTAGATAATGGCATTAATTCCGCCATTCTTCAATGTGGTGTTAAGAATCCGAAAATCTTAACGTCTTTATTAAATAAAGAGGCTATTACTCTAAACGAAGACGGATCTATTTCGGGATTACAAGAGCAAATCGAGGCGCTCAAGCAATCAGATTCTTATTTATTCACCTCCGATACTCCTAAAGGTGTAGTACCGGGAGAAACTAATACTCAACATACAGGATTAACTAAAGAAGAGTTCAACAAGTTAACTTACGAACAAATGAACGAACTTTATACAGAAAATCCAGATCTATTTAATGAATTATCTAAATAAGGAGACCATTCATAATGGCTAATGAAACAAAATTAACAAACATGGTAAACCCTCAAGTATTGGGCGCCATGATTTCCGCTCGTTTACCTAAAGCAATTAAATTTACTCAAATCGCAAAAGTAGATAACACTTTGGTCGGTGTACCGGGTTCCGAAATTACACTTCCTTCTTTTAATTACATCGGCGCAGCTGAAGACGTAGCAGAAGGTGCAGCAGTAACTCCATCCGTTATGACTACATCCACTAAAAAAGCTGCTATTAAAAAAGCAGTTAAAGCCGTAGATTTGACAGACGAAGCTAAACTATCTGGTTATGGCGATCCTGTAGCTCAACGTGCAGCTCAATTAGCTAAATCTATTGCTGATAAAGTGGATAACGATATCCTTGCTGCTTTAAGTGGTGCTACTTTAGTTGCTACTAACGCTAACAAAATTTCTTATGAAGGTATCATGGATGCGATCGATAAATTGGCTGAAGAAGACGCTCAAGAAAAAGTTATCTTCATCGCTCCTTCCCAATTAACAGTACTTCGTAAAGAAGATAAATTCTACGATAAAAGTAAATATGGTAACGATGTAATCATGACTGGTGAAGTAGGTATGGTCGGTGGTTGCCGTGTAGTCGTATCTAAGAAAATCAGCGATGCCGGCGCTACTATCGATAACTATATCGTATGCGTAAATGCTGACGAAGAAGAATTGCCAGCAGTATCCTTATTCATGAAACGTGATATTCAAGCCGGTGTTCAACCAGACTTATTGTCCGGTAAAGAAGTAATGGTAGCTAACAAACATTACGCTGTAGCATTGACTAACGAATCCAAAGTAGTAAAAGCAACTTTCAAAAAATAAGGTCTAAATAATGGATAACGTAAAAGAACTAATTCGTATGGCTACGCATTTTAATGTAACGGCCGAATATGATGGCGTTCTTCGTTATATCTATGAGTCCGAAGAACAATATTTAATGAACGTATTAAATAGAAGCGATGTTCCGGACGAATTACAGTACCTTCTCGAGAAAAGAGTAGCAGCTCGTTTTATTCAAGCTAATAAAGATCGTATCCTTAGCGCCGAAGATCTTAATCCGATCAAGAAGCTAAAAGAAGGCGATACCGAGATCGAATTTAGTACGGATAAGGCGGCTGCACTCGATTCTCTTATTCACTTATGGCTTACTTTGAACGGAGATATAGCATGTTATCGTCAATTAAAATGGTAGCTCGTAAACATTATGAACGCCTATATACCGATACTTGTATTATTAAGGAACAAAGAAAAGCTATTAAAGATCCTAAAACCGGGATTATAACAAACGGAGAAATCGAATCTATTAGTTATCCATGCCGTATATCATTTAAAACTATTTCCTCTAACGATATAGTGAATAAGTTGCCGGTATCCTCTCAAGTAATCACTTTATTCACTTCTCCAGATATATATATTAAACCCGGTTCCGATATCGAAGTAGTAAGACAAGGTAGAACGTTTAATTATACGGCAGCTTCTCAAACAGCTCTATACGATACGCATCAAGAAATAGAGTTAAAACTACGGAGTAAACATAATGGCTAGGATTACGTTCGATCTTTCTGGCTTTAAAGAATTAGAAAAGCGAACAAATGTTCTAAAGAAAAACCAGAAGGAATTATCTACTAAGATTACAGACGGTTTATCCCAAGTTTATCTAGCTACGGCTATAGCAGCGACTCCGGTCGGCGAAGTACAAATTTCGCCCGATGGGAAACATCGCAATATGTCGGAACACATGAGAAGATCGTGGGAGGCTGAAAGGCTTAATCGTAACACAGTTAAAGTAACGAATTCGGCTTCCT